GTGGAGCTGTGTAAACGAGATGTGTCAGCAGAACATAGAAATGAAGTACGGAGTCGCGGACGGCCGACTAAAAAAGTCCGCAATAAATACATTGGAGATCTTTATGACTGATAGTGAAGAAATAAGGTGGCAAGATAGGATGACAGTATTTGTAATGGCGATAGTAGCATTAGCTGCCGCAGCTGCAATTATTGGATCTATGAAGAAAGAAGTAGCAACAAATGATATTGAAGTGTTTGACATTGATAGTATTATTGTAGACGAACCTGGTCCATTGCCGGAGATTGTATTTGAGGATGCAACATTACCTGAAATACTACCTCCACTCTATGAACCAGCATTACCACCACTACAAGGGGAAGTTTAATGAGTGATTTAAAACCTTTTCTTGTACGCTTAACACCACAAAGTGTTGAACTGTTGTCAAAAGCAGCTAAGCGTGAAGAGAAAACAAAAGCAAGTTTAATTAATGATGCGATCAAGTATTATCTTACTAGAGATGTGAATGCTAGATTGGATCGTTTAAAATGAAACCTACACTAAGATATGAATTGCCGTATCCGCCTAGTGTCAATAACTATTGGCATGCAAGTGGCAAGAGGCGATATATATCACCAGCTGGAAAAAAATTTACCGAGGAAGTGTTTGCAGTAGTCAAGCAGTCTGGGTATAAATCATTTGGTGACATAAAGTTAGCAATCAGTGTTATGATACATCCAAGGAGTAAACGTAAGTTTGATTTAGATAATACTCTAAAAGCAATACTTGATGCATTAATGAAAGCTGGATTGTATGATGACGATAGTCAATTTGATTTTATAGAGATCGCTCGTGGAGAAGAAGTTACAGGCGGCCAGGCGGTGGTACATATATACCCATATGAGGAATGAGAAGTTTTGCAGTTCTTGTTCTAAGTTTAGAAACAAGGACACAGGCGAATGGGTAGACACTGTTAGTGGTAAAAATAAGCGATGGGTTTGTAGAGAATGTTTTAAAAATAGAAAAACGATTAGGAGAAAATAATGGCTGAAGATAAAAGACCAGTAGAACTAAATGAACGTGAAGGTAAGTTATTTGTAAACAATGATAAGACAGAAGATTGGCATGGAGACTACACAGGTCAGATTCTATTACCAGACGGCACAAGATGCTACATTAATTTATGGCAAAACGTTGGCAGAAGTTCAGGCAACACATGGTTCAAAGTTAAAGTCGGTAATCCTGTTAAGTCGAGTGCCAATACCGAACCACAAGCACCAGTACAAAATACGGAGCCAGCTGGTCAGGTTATGGACGTAGAAGATGAAATGCCATTTTAATGACGAAAGAAATAAAAAATAAAAAGAAACCTATACCATCTCTCGCTGGATATGGTGGTCAACGTGCGTTACAGAAAAGCTTAGAGCGCAGTAAAACTGTGGTAGCGAACAGGGAAGCTGTAGCGCATACGTTGATTAGTATTGCAAAAGCAACACCGATGGATGTGATGACATGGGATAGTGATGGCGTGATTATTAAAGACAGTAAAGATATACCTGACTATGCAGCCCAGGCAATTAAGAAAGTAAGATTCAATGATCAAGGCCAAGTGATTGAGATTGAGTTGTGGGATAAGAATCAAACATTGCGACTGCTTGCCAAAGCTAGTGGTATGTTGGATAATCCTGAAGAGTCTGATAAACCATCAGTGATTGGTATTAACATTAAAGCACCAGAGGTAATTGACATTGAAGATGACAACGGAGACCAGGGAGAAATTTCTGAAGATACTCGAGGAAGTGAAGATGCAGAGTAAGAACCATGATCGACAAACAGCATGGGTAAAAAAAATATTAGACAACCCTGACAAACATTTTGATATCGTGGTAAGATTTGCTGAAGAAGCAAAAAAAAGATTAGGAAGTAAGTTAAATGACTGATAACGTTAATCAGCCCAAACACTATACGCAAGGTAAGGTAGAGTGTATTGACGCTATCGAATCAGCAACCATGGGCTTGGTGGGGATAGTCGCAGTTTGTGTAGCAAATGTGATTAAGTATGTGTGGCGGTTTGCACTCAAGAATGGTATCGAGGATCTTGATAAAGCAGACTACTATTTACAAAAACTTAGAAGAACAGTGAGGAAATCTGATGGACATCAAACCAATGATTGATCAGCTGCGTGAAGAGTTCGCTATGGCACATCTAAATAATACCCGAGTCATGGAGATTATTGATGCATTGTGGAAAGAGAATCAAGAACTCAAGCGTATGATGACAATGCAGTTTAAAGACATAGACGATGAGCAATAAGAAAGATCGCAGTAAAAAAGAGTTATCTGGATCTGGTATAGATCTGGATTTCAGTGGCGCGCGTACGACGTTTAACTTTCTCCAAAGTAATGCATTTGTTCGCGGACTAATGGGGCCTGTGGGTTCAGGCAAGTCATACGCGTGTGCTGCTGAAATAATGATGAGGGCTGTGAGACAGAAGCCAAGCCCACATGACAACATAAGATATTCACGTTTTGTAATTGTGCGTAACTCATACCCTGAGTTAAAGACCACAACAATCAAAACATGGCAAGAGTTATTTCCTGAAAATACTTTCGGGCCGATGCTATGGACTCCTCCGATTACCCACCACATTCGCCTTCCCTCCCGTGGCGATGCGTCTGGGATTGACTGTGAGGTGATATTCCTAGCACTTGATCAACCCAAAGATGTTCGCAAACTACTCTCCCTCGAGTTAACTGGGGCCTGGGTTAACGAAGCTCGCGAACTGCCTAAAGCTGTTATCGATGGGTTGACTCACCGCGTAGGTCGCTACCCGACGAAAAAGGATGGCGGCCCGACGTGGCATGGAGTATGGATGGATACTAACCCGATGGATGATGATCACTGGTGGTTTAGATTGTCAGAGAAAGAACCGATCAGTGGTAAGTATGCATGGGACTTTTTTAAACAACCAGGTGGTGTAGTTGAAGTAGATCCTGAAAACCTACCAGATAATCCTGAAGCAAATGATCATATCTTTGCTGGTGGACGCTGGTGGAAAATAAATTCTACAGCCGAGAACGTCAACAACTTACCAGGTGGATACTACCAACAAATGCTAGGTGGTAAGAACTTAGACTGGATACGTTGTTATGCAGAAGGTAAATATACTTACGTTCAAGAAGGTAGACCAGTATGGCCAGAGTATGATGATCATATGATGGCATCAAGCGAGATCGAATACGATCCTACCCTACCATTACACATTGGTCTTGACTTTGGTTTAACACCAGCTGCAGCAATCGGTCAACGATTAGCAAACGGACGATGGGTAGTCTTACATGAGATCGTGACAGAAGATATGGGGTTAGAACGATTTGGTCAACAGTTACTATCTGAGATCAATGCTAAGTATCCTAAAGCACAGATTATGGTATGGGGTGATCCAGCTGGTATGCAGCGTGATGCAATCTATGAAGTCACTGCATTTGATTACTTACGAACATTGGGATTGAAAGCACAGCCAACAGCATCAAACAATTTTAGAGTCAGACGTGAAGCAGCAGCTGCACCAATGCAAAGATTAATTACTGGTAAGCCAGGATTGATTGTGCATAACTCATGTAAGCGTTTACGTAAATCATTAGCTGGTGGTTATCACTTCAAACGAGTCTCAGTAGGATCTGGACAGGAAAGATTCAAAGACAGTCCAAATAAAAACGAACATTCACACATTGGCGATGCATTTGGTTATCTGCTGTTAGGTGGCGGAGAACATAAGCGGATGACCAAGTCCGCCTTAACACAGAATACTTTGATCGCACAAACTTTAGTAAATAGTGACTTTGACGTTTTTCAATGATGAACTCCTAGCAGAGTACATGCCTAAAGTCCGTGATGTCACGTATCGGACTTTCAGACCAGAACACTTAGATAATTTTATAGGATTAGATTACTATGGATCTAAATCAATGTCGTATCAAGATAGAAAACAGCATATTAACTTTCAGTCTCGGAATGGTCCGACTGTTACTGTCTTTCATAATCGTACTGCAATTGCTATTTTTGGAACTTTCATTATATGGGATGGGGTGGGTGAAGCGTGGGCTGTGTTCACTGAAGAATGTAGACGATATCCAATAGCGATGACAAAAGGAGCAAATGCATATTTTGATATAATAACGATATTATATGGCTTGCATAGATTGCAAATAACTGTTAAAAAGAAAGATGAAAGAGCTGTGCGCTGGGCGCGTCGTCTTGGATATATCGAAGAAGGCTTAATGATAGAGTACAGTAGTGATAAAGAAGATACATATATGATGAGGAGATCTGAATGGGCGGATTAGTTGGTGGTGGTAAACCAGATACATCTGCTGCTGAAGAGTCATTAAGAATGCAGCGTGAAGAAACAGCGCGTGCTAGAAAAGCAGCTGAAGAAGAGAAACGTGATTTACAAGAACAAATGGCAGCAAAACAAAGAGCCAGACGAACTGGTGGTAAACGTTCGTTATTATTCCAATCAAGATTAACACCAGAGACTGGGCTTGATGAAGAAGAAAACAAAACATTAGGGACAAATAAATAATGGCAGCTCTAGACTTTGGTATGGCATTAGCTCGAGGTATGTTACCTAAAGCTGAGAAGGCACAAAAAGATTTAATGAATCTTGCTGGCGGTCGTAATGTATTCAAATCTGAAGACTGGTGGAATAAGCAAGTCGATAAACAAATAGATGAAGGTTATCGTACTGTAGAACGACAAGACAAAGAATTCTTAATGCCATCAGGTGACTACCAGCCAGGACAAAGACAAGTCAGTACAACCTATGGTCGTACTATTATGGGACAATGGTCGCCAATGACAGGATCATATGGTATGCCATATCAACCATCTTACAGTCCAATCT